AACTAGTGTTTTCACAAAAGAAGACGTTATTGTAAAAACTTACTCCGTTACCAACACTTGCCCCGGTTGCCGGTCCGCTAATAATTGATGTATATGCACCGCCCATAAAAAAACAATCTTTTACAATCATTGTTAGGTCAAATGTAGAACCACTTACAGGACTTTGAATCCACATAGATGCATATCCACCAACAAATATACATTTGTCAAATGTTGCATTAATTGATGTAGTTGTAGTGGTATTGGCAAACACATTAACTGAACTAGTCCCTCTTCTGTAACTACTAAATACACATTTTTCTACTGTGTAGTTTTTGGCGTTTAGAAAGTGAGCAATTCCTGTAACAGCAATTGTTTGATATCCCTCAACGTGCAAATTACGAAGCGTAAAGTATGTCTTATTGTCACACGTCAAGGTCTGGCTTAATGTTGGTGTGCCAGTGTTATCCGTTGCAAAAGTAGTTATGCGGACACGTCCAGCCGTTACACCTGTAAACTGTGCGGCTGTAGGGTCACCAGCAACCACCAATGTATTTGAGACACTGGGGGTAATAGACATCGTTACCGAACCACGATAAGTACCGGGAGCAATGTATAGGGTATTTGTAGCATCAGGTAATGCCATATTAGCCAGAGCATGCACAACCGTAGCCCACGCTTGACCAACTGCTGGCCCAGTCCCTGCATTGCCATTATTGCCGTCAGGCCTCACATAATAAGTAGCCATTACTCAGAAGTCCCCGCTACAATTTCTTGAGCCATAATCACTGAAAATTGTGTGCTGTACTGTTGTTGGAACTGTGTATCCTGTAACACCCACCAACCAAATACACTCGTACCGTTCTCACCAAACGTGGCAATGATATTCCCTGCGTCATCGGTGATATCACCAAAGACAAGCCAGTCACCGGGAGTAGTAGGGTTAGGCTCTAGCCGATAGTTCTGGAAGTTCATTTGCCCACCTTCAGACTGTTCGCCGCTGTCCCCTTGAACGGCATCGTCAAGAAGCCCAGCGCAGCACTCATCGCAGCCATAAAGCCAGCCGCGACAGCCTTGCCGCCGTAGACAGCCATCACTGCGCCAAGCTCGGCGAGCGTGTCTGCTTCAGCTGTGCGGATGCCGTCTCCAAAGACGGTTGCAAACGATGCGCCGAACGCGATCAGGACGACCACGACCAGCCGTGAGATTGATATGCTGTTCATCTTTGTATGATTGCCTCCAGTGCGCTGACCTTGTTTTCGAGTTTTCCGAGACGTTGTTCTATCCGTCTTACTTCTTGCTGTTGTCCATCAAGGGTGTTGACGATGTGTGCCACCTGAGTCTCTAGGCGTGTCAACCTGACCTGTATGGCAACCCATGCAGTGCCAATGCTTATTACGGTGGTCATAACTTGTATGCCTACCTGAATCCACATCTCAGCCGTCATGCTACACGCTCCACCAAACCGCAATGCTGCACAAGCAGTTCTGTTTGTCCAAAGTCTGATCCGATGACATCGTAGTACTTGGCTTCATCGCCTACCCGGTACACCCGGTCTTGTGGCATCACATCAGCCCCTACAGCGATGATTAGCGTCCACTGGGCAGATGATGCAATAGAGCCACCTACAATCGATTCTGTGTCACTTTGGTTGGTTAGGCGGGCGTTGTACTCGGCAACCTTGCGCCATGTCTCAGTTACTCCACCGCGTCCATCTTCCGTAAGGGTGAAGCGGTGTATTTCTACACGGTCTTGGCACAGGTTACGTACCATCCCGGCTTGAATGGTGGAGCGGAGGATAGGACTCATGCGAACACCACCGGGCGGTATTTATCTGCCATGGTCAAGCAGTTCTGCATCAGTTGGCTGAGCTTCACATCGGAGGTGCCTTCCTTAGCATCGATGTCAGCCGCTACCCGTGATGCCTTGATAAGCCACGCTTGCCGGGTTGCCGTCCTAACGTCGTATCTTTCAACATTGATCGGGCCTTGGTCTACCCACATCAGGGTAGGGTCACCGCTTCCATCTTCCAAGGTAAAGCCTTTGACTTGATACGGTGAGTAGACGGGAAAGTCTGGTTGTGTAGCACCTGAGGTACCGGCAACCCTGCACTCGTAAACCCTGCCGTTGGGCGTTGTAGGCACTACACGGTCACCGACAGCATACGTGGTTGCCGCTGTCCAAGTAGTGAAGCGGGAGAAGGAATCCAAGATGGAGCCGATGTCGGTAGTAGACATCTGCGGGTAGGACTGGGCAGACACAAAAAGGCTTACCTGTGCGATTGCCTCGGCTCTGGTCATCATGCTGTAAGTATCCCACATAAAGAAAAACCCCCGGCACGTCTGCCGAGGGCTTGAGATAGAACCGCTAGGCTTATGTAGCTGCGGATGCTCCGACGATAAGTGAACCAGTCACACGGCTGGATGCTGTTGCGTTGACGTTGCCGACATCAAAAGCGGAGAACGCAAAGCGCTCGGTAGCCTTGAATGCCAACGCGTCCTGATTGAAGTAGTACTGGTCGGACACTTCGATCGTAACCGTACGGCGGTCACCGAACGCGGTACCCATGCTCAGGTCACCAAGCAAGATGTAAGGCGTGGTGGCTGCCAAGGTTTTAGCCATGTTCTGCACGAAGACCACAGGATATCCGTAGAGCATAGGCGTAGGGCCATATGCACCTTGGATGTCCATAATCGAGTTCCCACCAAGGGCATCAAGCAGAGGAGCGATGGCGTTGTACCAAATCTCCTTGTGCATGAACCACTTAGCCTGTGCAGCATATGTCGGGAGCTTTGCGACCATGCCCTTGAGGTTGGCAAGGGTCGGGCTGTACGTGATTGTCTGGCCAGTGGTGAACACCTGAAGGCTAGCGATGTTAGCCTTGGTGGCGTTCAGGTTGTAGACAGCATAAAGGATGCCGTCAAGACCAGATGTGGAGTCTACTGCATTGTTGAAAACAACGCGGTCTTCTTCCTTAGCAAGAACATACGCCATGTCACGGGCAAGAGTTGCACCAAAGTCAATGATGGAGTCTTCTGCCAGTTCCTTGGAAACCTGAGTAAGCACGGATGGCTTTTTCGCTACAAGGTTCACCTGTGCAAAGGTCAAGTCGGAAGCCGTGATAGCGGTGTTCTCTCCAGGATAGTACACAGTGGTCGATGCCGTTGCGTTAGGAACGTTGAGAACGTCGCTGCTCATCGGGTAGATGCGGCAGTTCTGGCGAGCAATACCGAACTGCTCACGCAGGTAGATGAGGTCGGAGCTAAGCGGATCCGGTACGGTGAAACCACCAGCGGTTGTCGTGCCTTCGCTCTGTGCCTTCAGGTTCGATTTGACCCAGTCAGCTGCTTTGCGGTTGCCCATGATAGAGCGTCCCCACTGACCCCATGCGTAAGCCTTGTAGTTCGCTTCGTCACGGGTGCCGACGAAAGGATTGCGACCGATGCCGCCGCTCTTCCACGGTTGCTCTGCTGGTGTTTCTGTTGCCACTGGGTGTCCTTGTCCAAGTGCCTTGATGGTCTCGATGCGCTCTTCAATGCCCTTGGCTTCAGCCATCAGGGATTTGACCTGTGCGAGGTCACCATCACCGGAAGCAAGCTCCCGCGCGGTAGCAAGCACAGAATCTTTGCGATTCTGCAATTGGTCGATGTTCATAGTTGTGTTAGCAACTCCAGACGGGCGAGCAGTTCGGCTCGCTCATCAATATCATGGGCTTTCGCCTCGACTACGAGATCCGGTTGCGTCTCTGGTTGGTCTGCGTCCCGCAGTGAATCCCAAACGACAGGGGCAAGGCGCTTAGCGCTTGACCGGCTAAGACCGACTGCATCCCGCAGCCGACGCTCTACACCACGCAGTGATGCGGGTGATACGCTTTTCATTCCGTGCATGGCAAAGAGCACCTTTGCACGTCTTGCAAATTCATCAATGATGGCATCCGCCATGGCTTGATCTGATACGGCTTCAATGGCTCCACAAAGCGCATCGTAGTAGGCTTCCAAGCCTTCATGCACCATCTCGCCCTCAGACTCATCAAAGACCGACAAAGCGTATTCTTCTGGGCTTTGCTCTGGCATTGGAGCCATAACCATCTCTTCTTCTTCCATGTCCATCATGGGTTCCATGCCGTAGTACTCCTTGAGGGTCTTCACGCTGTTCCGGAACTCGGCAGGTGTTGGGGTAATGCTTGCCTCAGCGATAGGCCACCGAGTAATTTCAGCGGAACTGCCCATGCTCTTACGCTCAACCATGTGAGCGGCAGCACCGGAGGAAAAGCCCATCTTGCCTTGCTTGCAGAGCTTGGCAATCATCTTGCCGTACTCGTCGGCTAAGTCTAGCTGCGCTTCGTACCAAAGCCCTTCATCGTCCATCTTGATGTAGCCAGTACCGATAGACTTCTTGCCTACCTGAGCATCCATACCGTGATGGTAGTAAACGTTTAGAGGTACGCGCTTGCCTTCGGTCATTGGAAAGCCATAGTCGGTTGACTTCGTGAAATAGTCACCCTCAAGGTCTGCTGTCTTCGTGTCACCGAAGCGCACCAGATAACCTTTGACGTAACCTAACCGGTCACTTTTGATTCCGTCTACTGTAGATGTCAGCACGTCCATGGCGTAAGTATCCCACACCTCTATATAAGCTCACGTAGCGGGCGTACACGAGTGTTAGGCCCCCAGTCTTGGTTCGGTACCACCTGCACAAAGTCTGCAAGCGGTTTGCCTTCCTTGTACATCGTGTATCTTTGTGGCCCCATGATAGCCAACTTGTCAGACTCCGACAATCCAGCCAATATGCGCTCAGGTGTTGCTACCGGAGGGCGTGTATCAGGGATGCTACTATCCCCGGTAATCTCCGCCCAGGACATCGTTACCGGAACCATAACGCAACGGCAGTTGTGGGATATAATGTTATTGGCGATGTACCACCCTGTACTCGTTTGGAGATTGTAAACATGACCACTGTAAAGTTTGACATCAACATCCAAGACCTCGTCAATCTCTATCAATCCGGTAAAAGCATGAAGCAGATTGCCGATTTGTACGGAGTTTCGCAAAAGGTTATTCGCACACGCTTGCTTCCTACCGGATGCATCCGGAATCGAGTTATTAATCATTTGCCCGAGGATGCCATCGTAGCCGATTACATATCCGGCAAGAGCGAGAACAACATTGCGCTTGATTTCAACGTCGCTCGCAATGTGATTCGCAGAATCTTGGTCAAGAATAACATTGTTATCCGTGACCAGACCGAGGCTAACCGGCTCATGATGTCCTGTAGATCCAGTGAAGTCAACGCTATCAATGTGGTTGCCGCACACAATGCAGTCAGAGGCAGGAAACACAGTTTCGAGCATAGATGCAAGATTGCTAAGACCAGAGAGTTGCGAGCCGTCGCCGGTAGTGGTTACGAAGTTGCCTTGGGCTTGATGCTTGGAAACGACTTCATCCCGCAGAAGGCTGTTGGTATTTATAACTGCGATTTCGCTTCCGGTACCGTCGCCGTGGAAGTTCATGGCGGAAACTTTCACGGTTTCGGAAGACACGCCAATAGAAGCATTGAACGCATCAACCACATCCTTGATAGTGGACTCAACATGGTCATAGTCTGGATTGACAAGAGAGTGCATCCGCTTACTGTCGGATGTGCTGATTGCATAACTGCCTTTAGCAATCTTGCCAGCAGCGACCCATCCATTAGAGGTCAATATAGGGTGATTTGGGGTGACGGTAATGACGTTACCGCTTTTTACACGAATCGTGACGACCTCTCCCGAATACCACCTAGAGGAAGTACCAAGTAAATCAGCATGAGTTATTTTGGTGTCAGGCACAAAGCAGTTCGGATGCGATGGCATAATCTCATCGGTGGTTGACAAGGTGCCTGACAGAGCCAGACAAGCAAGACAAACCCTGCTATCCTGCGTGGCTTGCCGTCGGTAACCTTGCACCGCAGGGTTCTGCGTGTAGAGTTGCCGTTGCGCTTCACGGGCGCTTCGGATCATCTCCGTACGGGCAATAGTCTCTGCTCGATACCTGCCAATGTCTGCAGCTCTCCGTACC